GGGAGGCTACACGGGTCGAGTGAAAGATTTCGTTGAAGAAGTACTAGGCGGTCCGAAAAGCGTAGAGGATTACCTCAGGGCAGTTGAATACACCCTGGATCCTCATTACGTTCCCAGTGAGTTTGCCCTGGAGTTCGTGACCTTCATCAAACTGGTGAATGGCACACAAGGCGAAGAAAACAAAACGCCGCTCGTGCATTATCGCATGCTCGATACGATGACGAAGAATGGGGCACGTATAGCCAACCTCTGTCATCGCGGTATTGCCAAGACCACGTTGATGGGTGAGTACCTATTCCTGTACATCGGGGTGTATGGCCAGATACCTGGCTTCGGCCCTGTGCCATTGGCCTTGTACGTGTCTGACTCCATCGAGAACGGCGTAAAGAATATGCGTAAGAACCTGGAGTTTCGTCACGAGAACTCTGAATTCTTACGCGAGTATATTCCCACGATACGCTTTACGGATATACGCTGGGAATTTTTGAATGCTGATGGTAACCGGTTTATCGTCAAGGGTTACGGCGCCAAGACCGGCGTTCGTGGAGCCAAGGAGTTGGGTACCAGACCAGTACTGGCGGTACTCGATGACCTGATCTCGGATGAAGACGCCCGGTCGGCTACAGTAATCGCAGCCGTGGAGGACACGGTCTACAAGGCCGTGGACTACGCGCTGCATCCGAAGAAGAACCTGGTCATTTGGTCAGGCACGCCATTTAACGCAAAAGATCCTTTGTACAAAGCAGTCGAATCCGGTGCCTGGTTGGTTAACGTATTCCCGGTATGTGAGAAGTTTCCCTGCACTGAAGAAGAGTTCCGCAGCTCCTGGCCAGACCGATTCACCTATGAGTATGTGAAGAGTCAGTACGATAAAGCCATGAAGCTAGGGAAGGTAGATACCTTCAACCAAGAGCTTATGCTTCGCATCATGTCCGACGAAGACCGCTTGGTTCAGGATAATGATATCCGGTGGTACAACATCAATGCGGTCATCGATCAGCAGTTCCGCTTTAATTTTTATATCACTACTGATTTCGCCGTAGGCGGTAAAGACTCTGCTGACTTTTCGGTAATTAGTGTCTGGGCCTTGAATAACAATGGCGACTGGTTCTGGGTCGATGGCATCTGCCGGCGCCAGCTAATGAATGCCAACATCGATGATTTGTTCCGCCTGGCGCAGATGTATAAACCCCAGTCGGTAGGCATCGAAGTCAGTGGGCAGCAAGCGGGCTTCATCCCCTGGATACAAGATCAGATGGGCGTAAGAAATGTTTACTTCCCGCTGGCCTCAGAAGGCAATGATAACAAGCCCGGTATACGCCCACGTAACGATAAGATCGCTCGATTTGGTGTGGTAGTGCCTTGGTTCAAATCCGGAAAGATTTATTTCCCTCGGGAGAAACGCCACCAACCTCCTATGATCCAGGCAATGGATGAATTGAGTCTGGTTTCCCCCGCAGGATTTCGCAGCAAACATGATGACTTCAGTGATACGATTTCGCAGTTAGCTGTGCTGAAGTCTTGGCGGCCCTCAGAAGTTGGGGAAATGCAACGAAATGACGATGGGATGTGGAACATCGATGAACCCGAAGAGGAAGATCCGTACCTGGCTTCTTACATAGTATGAGGATGATATGACATTACAAGATATTTACGACCAGCTGGCTTACGGTGAACTACGCAATATTGTTATGGGTTCCGGAGGCATAGGGAATACTGAAGAGAGTATCCCTGAAGATAAGTTCGAGATCATTCTCCCCTTCATTGCACTGGGGTTGACTGAACTGCATAAGCGATTTCTGTTACATGAGAATGAACTTACTCTTGACCTGGTCCCGGGTAAAGGCACGTACGTGATCACCAAAGACTACGCTGTCAGTAATACCAAGTCCAAGCAGCCAGTAAAGTATATTCTCGATACCGACAGTCCTTTCGAAAGCGATTTGATGCGTATCGAACGTGTTTACGCTACCTACCGGGATAAGGAATATGAAGTCCCCTTGAATGAGATTGATAATGCTATGGGCGTGCGTAGCACGGCCAGCCACCTACTGCAGGTTCCCACCGACAGCACTAAAGCGCCATGGTTGCTTGAAACAACCAGTTTGCGTGTGGTCTACCGCGCAAACCATCCCAGGATTTCAAAGCACCTGGCCATATCATCTCCTGCGCAAGTAGCCGTAAATCTGCCGGATACTCACCTTGAGCCATTGCTGTGGTATGTCGCCAGCCGCGCGCATAACCCTAAAGGGATATCGAATGAGTTCCATGAAGGTAATAACTACGCAGGTAAGTTCGAAGCATCATGTCAACGGCTGATCACAGAGAACTTGCAAGTACAGTCCCACGATGAAATCGATAAATTCCACGACAGGGGCTTCTGCTAATGAGTATGTACCTGATTATAGTATTGGCGTTTGCCCAGAATGTGTCATTTTCATTGGTTTCCCGGGCCAGGAACCGGAATAACATGTACTACCACGCCATCTGTTCCGTGTTCTCCAATGGGCTGTGGTTCTTGACCATGCATTTGCTGGTGGCGGAAGAATTAACTTATTGGCTTATCCCGCCCTATATCATTGGTACCGTTGCAGGCTCGCTATACGGTGCATCCGTTTCTATGCGTATTGAGAAGTTAATTGGCGCAAAGACATAATTATCAGAAATAATTATTTTGCTTTGATACGTTGACGCTAATTTCGCCCATTAGAGAGTTACGTATGGCAGGCCAGGACGATTCCACCCAGCAAAATTATGATGATGCAAAGCCGGTAAATCCATTAAATTGGAAGAACCCGCCTAAGCTCACAGACCTGGTACAGGACAGAGATGACGCTAAAGTTGATCATGACAAACAGAAGTCGAAGATCCGTGCTTGGTTAGATAATCTCAATATTGAGGGGTCTGCCAAACTGCCTAAGGTAAAAGGCCGCTCCAGTATGCAGCCGAAGCTAATCCGCAAACAAGCGGAGTGGCGTTATTCCTCGTTAAGTGAACCCTTCCTCTCCAGTGAGAACATCTTTAAAGCATCCCCAGTTACCTGGGAAGATGTGGAAGCGGCGCGCCAGAACCAGCTGGTACTCAACAATCAATTCAACACCAAACTTAATAAAACCAAGTTCATTGACAGTTACGTGCGCACAGCCGTGGACGAAGGTACTGTCGTTGTCAAAGTAGGGTGGGAGTTCGAAGAAGAAGAAATCGAAGAAGAAGTCCCTATTCTTGAGTTTCAGCCTAATCCGCAAATGGCACAAGTACACGAAGAGCTTCATGTACTAATGACAGAGAACCCCACCGAATACCAAAGCAGAGTTCCTGAAGAATTACGCCAGGCGCATGACATTACTATGCAAACCGGTACCCCTGTAGAACCAATCGTACTGGGGTACGAGATGCAGCCTCGAATGAAGACCCTCGTTAATAAACCCTCCCTGGAAATATGTGATTACCGTAATGTCATTATCGACCCTTCTTGCAGGGGTGATCTGGATAATGCCGGGTTTATTATCTACAGCTTTGAAACATCATTATCGCGCCTGAGGAAGGAAGGCAAATACTTTAACCTGGAGAACATCAATGCCGAAAATAATTCACCCCTGGGTGACCCCGACCACGAGACAAAAGATAACCAAAGTTTTGAGTTTACTGATAAGCCGCGTAAATTGTTGGTCGCCCATGAATATTGGGGATTTTGGGATTATAACGATACTGGTGTTGCTGAGCCTTTTGTCGCAACTTGGATAGGCGACACATTAATACGACTTGATGTATCTCCCTTCCCAGATAAAAAACTTCCCTTTATTACTGTCCAATTACTGCCTGTAAGGGAATCCATTTATGGTGAGCCTGACGGCGAGCTGCTTATTGAAAACCAGAAGATTATCGGCGCTGTTACACGCGGCATGATAGATCTGATGGGGCGCTCGGCCAACGGTCAAATGGGCAGGCGAAAGGATGCTCTCGATGCGGTGAACCGTAGACGGTATGAGCAAGGTAAAGATTACGAATACAACCAGACAGTCGACCCGCGACTGGGCTTTTACTCCCACACCTATCCTGAAATCCCTCAATCTGCTTCCTTCATGTTGCAACTGCAGAACCAGGAAGCTGAGTCTATGAGCGGTGTGAAAGCATTCAGCCAGGGTATTAACTCAGATGCATTAGGTGATGTGGCTACCGGCATTCGCGGTGCCATTGATGCAGCGGGCCGAAGAGAGACTGCCATCTTACGCCGATTAGCTGCTGGCATGACACAGATAGGCCGCAAGGTTATCAGCATGAATCAAGAGTTCCTCGACGACGAGGAAATCATACGAGTTACTAATGAGAACTTCGTTGCCATTCGCCGGGAGGATTTAGCCGGCAACATGGATCTGATCCTGGACATAAGTACTGCTGAAGAAGACAACCTGAAAGCACAAGAGCTTTCATTCATGTTGCAGACCATGGGCAATAACCTCGACTTCGGCATGGTGAAAATAATTCTTAGGGACATTGCACGACTTCGTAAGATGCCTGAGCTTGCTCATCATATTGAAGGGTACGAACCCGAGCCAGATCCATTGGCCCAGGCAATACAGGAAGCCGAACTACGTAAGATTGAAGCTGAAATTGTTGCCATACAGGCGCGTGCTACTGAAGACTTTAGCGATGCTGATCTCAATCAGGCTAAGGTCAGAGAGACTATGAG